CTAACGTGCCAGTTTCGTGCCAAATTTTACGATCTTCTTGAGCTCGTCGGACGGATAGACCTCAAAGTATTGCTTGGCCTCAATCTCGGATTTTGGATCGTTATAGTCCTCGCGCACCTTGGCTGGACTATTGCCCATCTCGAGTGCGACTTGAGCGATGTTCTTTACGATCGCCAGCCGGTTGGAGCCGAAGGAATGGCGGAGGGCGTTGTTATCCCAGCCCTCCCATTTCAGCGCCTTTCTCATTCTCGCCAGCGCATCGGTTTGCGCAGATTCCAGGTCTTTCCATTTTCTAGGAATGACAAAGCCGCTCTCCTCGGCGCACAGTCTTAGCCATTCGTCCAAAGGGTCTAAAATCGGCACCTGTCTCGCCACGCGCACTTTCCTCGCCACCGCCCGCCTTACGGCAATCGTCTTTTCCCGCCAGCGAAAGGCCATCCATTCGAGCCGGAAAATCTCACTGGTGCGCAAGCCGCCAAAACAGGCAATCGCCGCCCATGGTAGCCACACCGGATCCTGAGTGGCGAAATAATGCAAAATCGTCGAAATCTGCCCGGGGCTGTAGGTAGTCACCTCGCCGCCCTCGCTTTGCTTTGGAATCAATTCCGCCACGGTGATTCGCTGCGGATCAAGCCACTCCTTCTTTTTCGCAAAGCGCATGAGTCTCACGATGGATTCGCGAACATTGTCCCGGCGCCGGGCACTCACTGGACTACCCGCCGGTTTGATTGTCCCGTCTTTCTGACGCCAGGCGCGGCTTGTCCGCAGCCCGTTCAGATAGTCGCGCACGTTTTCCTCAGTGACGGCCGGCAAATCTAAATGAACCTTCGCGAAGGCTTCCAAATCCCGATCGAGGGGTTCGATATATTTCCCCTCATCGCGCCGGTCATCCCTCAATTCAATCAAGAGCCGCTCCAGCACCTTATCCGTAGTCGGGCACTCTTTTCTCTCCACATGGCCTCGGACGAAAAACTGAACCGCCGCGCCTAGCGAATGCTTCCCCACCCGCTCGAGTGCGCTCACATATTCGGCAATCGCCACGTTGAGCGGAATCCCCCACGGTCGCAAAGCCTGCACTGCGAGCCGGTAATTGTCCCGGTCAGCACTGGTGAGCGTGAGCACATCGGCTTGGGAATTGGCGATGGCAGACGCGATCTCATCGGCGCGGGCTGTCGCCTCGGATTTCTTGGTAAAAGTTTCGCGGGAGCGCGGCGCGCCCTCGTGCTGATACCAGCGGATGATGAAACGGCTATCGCCGTAGGTCTGGACCGGGATTTTGACGTTCCCGGATTTCGCCACATAGACGGGTTTTTTCTCTGCCTTGGGTTCTGACTCCATGGGATTATCGAGAAAATCTATCTAAAATTCCGATTACATCGTTAGCATCATTACTCCACAAATTAGCGTTCGATAAATCGATGTGGCTTGTCTGAGTAAGGGGGATTACCCAAACGTATTTTTCGGTGTCATCAAAAACTTGCCGTTGGCATGTGGCAATTAGAATGTCACCCTTTTTTCCTGATATTTTATACCGTCCATCTGCATCAGTTTGGGTAAAGGAAACCGCCTTTGGTAGCCAATCATCTACTGAACGAAAATCAACATTCCATGATGAACCGGATTGTCTCATTGCTTGCAGACCACCGCGCAGAGACGGAATTGCATCGTGGATTTCAGTTCGGTTAAATATCGCTATTTGTGCTAACCCTAATTTTATACTCTCTCCGCCTTTGGTTACAATGAACACTTGCCCATCAAGATCTACGGAAGAGCGGAAAGTATTAGAACTCCATGCAAAAATCTGATCCCTAAGAAGAATAGCGCAAATTGTCGCAGAAATTCCCACCGCAATTACTACAGCGACGGCCATTCGGAAAGGGGTTGTTTTCTTTCTGGAGTCCTTCTTTTTCTTTGGAAGATTTGGGAATATATTTCCCAGGGGAACCCATTCAACCATCCCTTCGCACCAGCCTAAATCTGTAGGAGAATAAATGCCTTCCCTGAGATAAGCCTCTAGTAAACCCTTCGCGAACGGGCCTGACTCTTTTCCATTACTCGATACGTAGATTTCCATAGCCTTAATTTTTTGTGATCTGTTTTGCAAAACCTGATCCGCCTTCTACCTCATCGGCGCCGTGAACGCTGCCGACCAAAAAGCAGGCGCATAAAACGCCGCACATACCGCGCAAGTTCATACCTTATTCCTTTCCTTCTTTTTTGAGGGTTTTTGCGATGCCGGGTCTGGTGCTTCTGGCCCGCGGACCGCTTGCTTGCTTTCTCCCGGGCGCTTCTTCGTTGAGGGAATGGGCACCAGTTGAGGATAAATGTGGGTTTATTACCGTCCCAGTAGGGACACTCTGTGCAGGGAGATTTGAAGGGGCTTTCCATACGGCATCACCAGCCGTTGGTGTGTTACCATGTGCACCGGATGTTTTCCTAGCATTTTCGACATGTTTCTTGAGTTGCAGGATGATCCATTTGGAGCGGGAGCGCTCATCCGCCTCCGCCAAGTCGTCGATTTCGGCGAGCAAATCCTTGGGCAGAGAGATGCTGATTTGCGTTTGATCCTGTGCGCGTTGTCCCTTTGGCATGTCGGGAGTATATCACACCGTATTTTTTTTCAACATTTTTAATTGACGGGTTGGTGTATCCGGGTGTATCACACTCACATGCCAGAGGAAGCCATCCAACACATCACCGTCAGCGGTGTTCCGAAACCTCTCGTTGAGAACATTGACGAACTCGCTAAAACAGAGCACCGCAACCGCTCCAGTTTCATCGTTAAAATTCTCTCCGATGCGGTGAAGGCTCGCCGCAAACGTCCCGTGGCTCCTCGCCGGTAACTCTCAACCCTCAACCTTAAAGATCACCATGGCGTCAGAACCCATTGTAGTTCATATCACCGAACCGGACCCGATTTGGCTTTTGCGTCAGCGGGAAATCCACGGGGCGATGCGCAGGCATTCGCCAGCCCTCAACCGCCGCCGCCCGGGGTTTCTCTCCCGGTTTCTCGGAAAGGCGGGTGCGCGATGAGCGATACCTCACATGTTCAAGCCCTCCGTGATTGGAGGTCTTCAAAGCGCACATTCCGTAAGACGGAGAAGCATTCACTCGAAAATATTGCCTATGCGCTGATCCTTTCCGCCCGGCGCATGCGCAAACGGTGTCGTGAATTTCGCGAGCCGGGGCAGTATTACGCCCGCTTAGTATTACGCGCCGAGGCGGCCTATCTGTATGAGGACGCCTATCGGATTTGTAAGCATATCGGAGCGGGGCACGGTCTCCTAAAAGGGCACGCTCCAATGGAGCGGGAGCATAATCCCGAAGCGAGGGCCGCCGCATGAGCATCCTTTCTTCCACCTCCCAGCTTTTGCAGAGGCATACGCGGCAATGGCGGGCGAGCCGCAAAACCGAGGCTGATCCGAAAGCGAATGTGGAGTATGTCGCGAGCTTGCTGATTGCGCGGGCTCGGCTACTCAGGGCCAAGGCGGCCGTGCATCGCCAGCAATACCAGCAGTCGCGCAATTTCGAGCTCCGCTTGCGCGCGATCGCGAACCGGCACGATGCCTCCTTTCTCTATCAGCAGGCTTTCCACCTGTGCCGCACCATGGGGAAGGGGCACGGTCTGCTCCAGGGCCGCGCACCGCTCGACCCGCAACGCGCAACCCGGAGGGCCGCATGATTTTCACGGTATCCGATGAGCAGTTGCTGGCCGCGATGGCGGAGCGGGCGCTGGCGCAGATTCCGGCGGAGCAGTTGCAGGGGCTGATTGCGAAGGCGCTGGAGATGAGGATTGGCCGACTCAATTTCGAGGAGGCGCGCGCCTATCTCAAGTGCAAGAATGACGAGCAGCTTTACCGGTTTTGCCGGGAGCATCAGATTCCCATCCGTCATTTCGGGCCGAAAAAGAGGTTCATTCTCCTCGCCGATATTCAGGCGGCGGATGAACGCGCCCGCCAGGCGGTGCCGGATCCTGATGCGCCGAAGGGCTCGAAGATTGTTTCCCTCGCCGGAGTCACCGCCAAGACGCCAAGCCGCCAAGAGGGAACCGGGGTGCAGATGCGGAAAGGAGCGTTGGTATGATCCGAATGCTCATCGAAATTTCCGAAGAAGATCGCGAGGGAACTCCCACGGTTACCGTCTCCGCTAAAGAAGAGAGCGATAAGGCGACGGGGCTTGAATCGTTCCATCGCTCCATGATTCGCGGTGCGATCATGCGAGTTCATGAGGTGATGGGGCAGGATGGAATGTTCGACATGCAATCCGAAGTTCGCCGGGCGGAGGAAAAGCCATGATCTTCGATATCTCTCATCAGCCGAACTATCACCGGACGCCGGCGCTCCCGAACACGGATTTTCGCCAATATCGCTCGGGCGTTCGCGAGCTCGCGGTGGCGCGGGCGATTCTGAATCTGCGCGAGGTGGAGATGGCGTGCGACCGGTTCTTTTTGCGCCGCGGGTTGCCGATTCCCGAAGTCTCGAAGATGCCGCAATTCCAGGGGGGGCACGAGTGAACGATACCCTTCCACTTGCGCACATCTGGCTCATCAGCCGGGTCACTCGCCCCGCTGATTACCTCGGGCTGGTCAATGCCTACACCGCCGCAGGTGCGGTGGCGTGTGCTGTCTCCGCGCTCCAGCGGGCGGGACAGCATTTCATCGAAACCAAAGACCTCATTGCCGACCTCGCCGAATGAAAGCCATTTCTCTATGGGAACCGTGGGGCAGCGCGATCGCGCGGGGACTCAAGTGCAATGAGACGCGCGGCTGGGAGACGAAATACCGCGGCCCGCTGGTGATTCACTGTGCGCGTACGACGGCGCATCTACGGTTCATTTTTGATCCTTCGGTGTGTGAGGCGTTCCAGCGGGTCGGCATCTATTCACTGGACGATCTCTCGCCCGGCCGCCTCGTGGCGGTGTGTGACCTGGTGGAGGTGAAAACGAGCGCGCAGGTAGTCGCCGAGGGCGGCCTTTCCAAGGTGGAGCGGGCGCTGGGGAATTATGACCCGGGCAGGTTCATCTGGATTCTCGACAACATCCGCCGCCTGCCCAACCCGATCGAATACCGCGGACGACAGGGCTTTTTCGAGGTGCCCGATTCCATTCTGAAACTCGCTACCTAACCCTTTATGACTGAGCTCAACCCACAAAACAGCCCCGCCAGCGTGACCGGGGACGCGCCGCCCTCGGTGGCTGTCATGCCTACGCTCTCGCCGGAGGAAATCCTCAAGGCGCAAATCGAGACGCTCACGATCGAGCGCGACAGCCTGAGCGATACCGTGCGCACCCGCGGCGCTCGCATCCAGACGCTGGAAACCCAGGTGCATGCGCTCCAGGGCAAGCTCGGCGAACTGGAGAAAAATCCGTTCGTGTTCACCATGTCGAATCTCGACGCGGGCAGCGTGCTCGAAGAGCTCGGCGGGGAATTGACCGCGCTCACCGCGGCGGTCGTGCGCCGGGATACCAAGGGCACGCTTACCCTCAAGCTGAGCGTGAAACCGGAGAAGAACGTGCTTTTCATCGCGGCGGATATCACCTCGAACCCGCCGAAACCGGACCGGCCGAAAGGGATTTTCTACGGCACCGAGGAGGGCGACCTGAGCCGCAACGATCCGCGGCAACAGGAGTTCCGCGGCTTCGGCGGCCGTCGTCCCGGCGAGGTGGAACCTGATCCGATGCTGCGCTGAACATGATCCGCGTCACCATGGAGCTCATCAGCGCCCGCACCGGCGAAACCGAACTGCTCGGCATTGCGGAAATCTGCAATGACGGGAACGGCTCTCAATCCATCGGCCATTACGTGGCCAAGCTCGGGAAGCGCGGGCGGCCGGTTTTGCAGGATGGCCGTCAAATCTGGCGGCATGGGCGGGTGCTGAACTTCCCGCGGCTCCGCCTCGGTGCGTGGGATTTGCTCTATCGCTGTCTGCGCTCCGCGGTCGGTGACCGCAACCCCGAAAAATGAAAAACCCACTCTCGAGCCTGCTCGGGCTCTTCAAACCAAAAACCAGAACCCAACATCACATGCAACAGAACTACATCGTATCCGCGAATTACCTCGATCGTGGGAGCCCGAATAAATGGCTCGCCCGCGCCGCCGGCGTTGAGCCCGAAAAGGCACAGCCCCACAAAGAGCTCAGGCTCACTAATGTCACCTTCGGCGCATCATCCGCCTCGGAACGCGGCTTCGGCTGCTCGGTGGTGGCGAAGTGCGAGGCGGTGGAATATGACCCGGCACCCAAGGCGATGAACACCAAAGGCATGCACGAGCTCCGCTTTAGTTGGGACCGCTTTTGCGACCTGGTGAGCGGGAAAGAGGTGACCTCCTCGCCGCTGATCATCCTCGATTCGACGGGCCGCGTTTTCGCGCAGGTCTAACGCATCACCTCCACTCTCAACTCGCATTCGCTTAACTCATCATGACTGAAAAAACTTCTACCATCATCCCGGCCGGCGGCCAGAACCTGCACCTCACCGGTATCGCGGAATTGACCGCGCTCGGCTCGGCGCTGGGCGTGCCGAAAACGGTGCAAGGTCTGAAACCGCAAATCATCCTGCCTCCCGGCTATCAAGCGCTGGAGGCGCCGCGCGCCGAGCTCCCGCCATTGCCGGATCATATCCGCGCCGCGGTGACGCTCAACGACTCGGATAGCTTCATCGAATACGTGAAAGCCTTCCGCACCTTCACCACGCGGCTTTTCGCCACCACGCCGGACCTCGAGGAGATTGGGCCGGACAGTTCCGGCGGCGCGCAGTTCACCGCGGTGCTCGATTACCACGAGGGCGGCAAGGAACAGAAGGCGGCACGCACCGCGCATACGGTGGTGTATCCGCTGCCGCTCTCCCAGCAGTTCTCCACCTGGCTGGGTATCAATGGCGAGCCGATGTCGCAAAATGACTTCATCGAATTCATCGAAGCGAACAAGCTGGATGTGGTCTCGCCGGATAGCGCCTCGCTGATGGAACTCGCGGTGAACTTCGAGAGCAAAACCGAAGTGCGCTTCGCCTCCAAGGTGGACCGGGTGACCGGCGGCCGGAACCTGATCTTTCAGGAGGCGATCGACGCGCAATCCTCATCCACCCGCCAGGGCACGATCAAGGTGCCCGATACGATGGCGATCCGCGTGCCGATCCTCGAAGAGGGGAAGGTATTCGAGATCAAGTGCCGCCTGCAATGGCTGCCCTCGAACGGCAATCTCCGCGTCGTGGTGCACCTCCAGCAATACCGTGATGTATTCCGGCACGCCTTCAAGGAAGTGCGCGCCGAAATCGAAGAGGCGCTCGAGCTCAAGATTCTCAGCGGAGAGTCGGTCAACAAAAACCCTTTCTAAGCGCCTGCCAACCGCGCACGGAGCAACTGGAGCCGGGTGGACTTTCCGCCGCCCGGCTCCCCATCCGGAGTTGTCCGCAGATTTCGAAGATTTACGCAGATTATGGAAACGTCACTTCATGAAGTGGTAACATTAACCCGCATCACCTGCTCTCAATGCTCGGTGGTTTTTGCCATCCCATCCGAGATGGTGGAAAACCGGCGGCGCGATGGTGCGACATTCTATTGTCCCAACGGTCATGGACAGGTTTACCGCGTGACTACCGAACAGAAGTTGCGCGACAAGCTGGAGTTTGCGGAGAAGCGAATTGGGTGGGCGGAGAATGAAAAGAAGCGACTCGCGCAAGAGCTCCAGAGCCAAAAATTTAAGACGATGGCGGAGCGGTCTGCCAAGGCACGGCTCAAGAAGCGAATCGCGAACGGCGTGTGCCCTTGCTGCCACCGCTCGTTTTCCAATCTTCGAAACCATCTGGCGCACATGCACCCGGAATTTATTGAAGGAGAAAAGCACTGATGTTCATTCAAATCCTCATCGGCTTTTACGTGCTACTCGCCGCCACGGCCCTGTTTGATGGGCTGCTTTACATCTTTGTAGTCACTCGCTGGTTTCGCGAGCCCGAGGTAATGGACCGGAAATACATTTTCCCTGGTGGCGGATTCGTCCTCTTTTTCAAACTCAGGAGGCGGCGGAAATGACCACGGATCCGTACGTAGAATTTCTCACCCGGAAAATCCCTCGGGCCGAGGTGGCGGGGTTCGAGCCGATCACCGCACCGCAGGCGGGACTTTCGCCGCATGCGACGGCGATTTCCACATGGGCGATTCGCGGCGGCCGGCGGGCGATCTTCGCCAGCTTCGGGCTGCACAAGACGCGGATGGCACTCCAGCTTGCGAAATGGGTGGCCGAGCGGCACGGCTCGCGATTCCTGATTGTGTGCCCGCTCGGGGTGCGGCAGGAGTTCACGCAAAACGACGGGCCCGCGATGGGCGTAACGCCGGTTTACGTGCGGAACGATGAGGAGGTATTGGCGGCCCGGTCGCGGATTCTCATCACGAATTACGAACGGGTGCGCGATGGGGACATTTCGCCCGGGCTCTTCCAAGGGGTGGCCCTCGATGAGGCGAGCGTGTTGCGATCGTTCGGTTCGAAGACGTATCAGGAGTTTCTCTCCCTTTTCAAGGCGGTGCGCTATCGGTTCGTGCTGACGGCCACGCCGGCACCGAACCGTTATAAAGAACTCATCCATTACGCGGGCTTTTTGGGAGTGATGGATACCGGCGAGGCGCTCACCCGGTTTTTCCAGCGCGACAGTTCCGAGGCGGGCAACCTGACGTTGTATCCGCACATGGAGAACGCCTTTTGGGAATGGGTGTGCTCATGGGCCTGCTTCATCACCAAGCCGAGCGACCTTGGTTTTTCGGATGAGGGCTACGAACTGCCCGAGATGCACGTGCACTGGCACAAGGTGGACGTGGACCATACGGCCGCCTGGTCACAGACTGATAGCTGGGGGCAGGCGCAACTCCTGGTGGATCAATCGCAAGGGCTGACGATGGCCGCGGAGGCGAAGCGGGCGAGTATTGCGCTGCGCGTGGCCAAAGCGCACGAGATTATGATGCCGGAACCGCGGGAAAAACACTGGCTGCTCTGGAACGACCTCGAGGATGAACGCGGCGAGATTGAGCGGGTGTTTCCCGGGGCGAATACCGTCTATGGGTCGCAAGACCTCGAGGCGCGGGAAAATCTCATTCTCGGTTTCAGCCGCGGGGAATACGGCATTCTCGCCACCAAGCCCATCATCGCCGGGAGCGGGTGCAATTTTCAGCACCACTGCGCGGACGCGATCTTTTTGGGGGTCAGTTACAAGTTCAACGATTTTATCCAGGCGGTGCACCGCATCCACCGTTTCCAGCAAAAGCGGCCGGTGCACATCCACATCATCTACCTCGATAGCGAGAGCTCCATCATGGAGACGCTGCGCGAGAAATGGCGCAATCACAATGCGCTGATGGCGCGCATGTCGGCACTTTTGAGGAAACATCAACTCCATCCAGACAATCAGCCTATGGAACTGAAAAAGAGCATGGGCGTCGAACGCACCGAGGTCGCCTCGGAACGCTTCCGCCTCATTCACAATGATTGCGTGCTCGAATTGCGGGAGTGGCCGGAAAACGCGGTGGATTTCATCTGCACCTCGATTCCCTTCGGCACGCAATACGAATACGCGCCGAGCTACAACGACTTCGGCCACAACAAAGACAACGCCGAGTTTTTCGAGCAGATGGGTTTTCTCTGCCCGGAACTGCTCCGCGTCTTGAAGCCCGGCCGCCTGGCCGCGATTCACGTGAAAGACCGCATCCGCTTTGGCAATGTGACCGGGGACGGCTTTCCCACGGTGGAACCATTCAGCGATCACACCACGGCCGCTTTCGCCAAAGCGGGTTTTCGCCTGATTGCCCGGATCACGATTGATACGGATGTGGTGCGGGAGAATAACCAGACCTACCGCCTCGGCTGGAGCGAGAACGCCAAGGATTCGAGCAAGATGGGCGCGGGCATGCCCGAGTATGTGCTGGTGTTTCGCAAGCTGCCCTCGGATCAGAGCAACGGCTACGCCGATGCCCCGGTGAAAAAGGACAAGGCCGAATACACCCGTGCGGACTGGCAACTGGATGCGGCCGGGTTCTGGCGCTCGGATGGAAACCGTCTGCCGGATCCGGACATTCTGCGCGCCATGCCGATGGATGATGTGAAACGGCTCTGGATTCGGCACAGCCTCGGGAAGGCCTACAATCACGCCGAGCATGTCGAGCTCGCCAAAGCGCTCGAGGCGCGGGGCAAGTTGCCTTCCAGTTTCATGCTCTTCCCGGCGATCTCGCGCAATAAAGACGTGTGGACCGATATCGCGCGGATGCGGACGCTCAACAGCGAGCAATCCCGCCGCAATGAGGAGAAGCACGTTTGCCCGCTGCAACTCGATATCATCAAGCGCCTCATCACACGCTACACCAACCCGGGCGAAATCGTGCTCGATCCGTTCGCCGGCATCGGGAGCGTGCCCTACCAAGCCATTCACATGGGCCGCATCGGCTGGGGCACCGAGCTCAATGAGGAATACTGGCGGTGCGCCGCCGGGTATTGCGAGCAAGCCGAGAGCGAGGCGCACATGCCGACCTTGTTCGACCTCGTGCACGAAGTGCGCGCCGCCGATGTAGAAACCCCGCGCGATCGCCGGGAAACCGAAGCCGCTTAATCTTATGCCAAAGAATTTTACCACTCTCACCGGCACTCAGTCGAAGGTCTTTATGGCCTCGCATGCGGTCGCCGCCAAAATCATTGAATCGGTCAAACTCGCGGGGCCGCTGAATGAGGCTCAGGAGCGCATTCTACGCTGTGGCACCGTCTCTGCTCATGTCACCGCAGCGCGCCGTGTGGCACAATGGAGCGCAAACGATCGCGCTGAGGTGGCTCGAATCACCGAGGAAGCTTTCGAACTCATGTCGAAAATGCAGCCCGCGATCCCGATGGAATTGCGCGAGGATGGGCTCTGGCAAAACGAGCGAAGACTTTCCGAGGCCGAAGTGCTGGAAATCGCGCAAGCGAATGGATTCCAGACCTCCGCGCAGTTGATTGCCTTTCTCCAAAAACAGGGAGGTTCCCATGATTGAGGGAATGGAATATAAGGAGCTCTACAGCGTTTATAAGGGCGGCGGCTTTGGAGCGTTCGCGATTAAAATTCTCGTGGCGGGAACGCGGTTGCCGGATTTGAAGGCCGATGAGAGCCGGAACCTTCGCGTGTTGGCAAATAATTCCGCGGATCAAATCGAGGCGGCGATCATGGAGCGCGTCATGTCCACGGATCCGGAGTGCCAGCAAGCCTCGCTCCACAATCGGAAAGACCTGCTCGCGCTTTTTCTCCAGCCGATCTTTGTGGAGGAAATTCCGAACGGGTATTGCTCGCGCTGGTGCTGCAAGCATTTGCCCTGGTTCATCGTCACGACCTCGGTGGGCCGGTTCAAAATCGGCTGGCGCAAGCGGGTTATCTCGATTGATTGGGAGGGCACCGTGGGCACGGCGACCTCGGAGCAGCTTTTCGCCGCCGAGAATGTGACCAAGGAGGCGAAGCTCATCCACGCCTGGAGCTTGGAGAAAGCGAGCATCTACATCGGCGCGATCATTCACAGCGCGAAGGAGGATTTTCACCACGAAGACACGAAGGGCACGAAGGAAACCGGAGGCGTTTAATTTTATGGGACTCGATATCACTGCTTATTCAAATCTCCAGAAACTGGAGTGTGTATTTAACGAAGATGAGGAACCGCTTCACCCGCAGACGCGGCAGCCGTTTGAATACTATTTCCAAGCCTACATCAATTCACATTTTCCAGAGCGTGCTCAGGATTTGGAAAACAAGGCGGTTTATCTTTACGATGATAGCTTTGGATTCCGTGCCGGTAGTTATAGCGGGTATAATCAATGGCGTGAGCAACTCGCCCACCTCGCAGGATATGCCGCCAAACCTTTCGCTCGCTACGATAGTGTGGAGATGCGCCATGATGCGGGCGCATGGGGAACTACCGAAGGCCCTTTTTGGGAACTGATTTGTTTCTCGGATTGCGAAGGGGTGATTGGCCCCGCGGTTTGTAAAAAGCTCGCGAAAGATTTCGCGGATTTTCAAGAGCGAGCGATGTCCAGCCATGACGATATTTTCCGCTCGAAATATGACGAGTGGCTTATCGCCTTCCAACTCGCTGCCGAAAACGGGGCCGTAGATTTTCGCTGATATGGCTACTGATCGTCCAACTTATCCGCGTGCGGTCGTGCTCGAGGTGATGATGGAGCTTGCCCTGGCTTTCAATGGGAATTCTGAGTGGCGCTATGATGGCAGCGCGGCACCGGTGCACCATCCGAACGCCCGCTGTGAGCGGCTCTGTGCGGTGGGCGGCATGCGCCGCGGTAAAACCGAGATGAAAGACCTCGAGTTGCTCTACATTCCGAAAATGGTGGAGGAGCAGGATCCGGGCGATCTCTTCGGCGGCACAATGCCGGTGAACGATACCGATCGCATGCTGGCCGATTTGCTGGCCGACGACATTCTCAAAAAGCGGCTCAGTTCCGCGGGGCATCCGGCATGGGGGCCGTGGAACAAGCTGGCCGTGCACGTGCGCACCGGATTGCCGGTGGACTTGTTTTCGGCCACCGGCGAAAATTGGTTTAATCGCCTGGTGGTGACGACGGGCCCGGCGATCGTGAATATCCTGATTGCCAGCCGCGCGAAAAATCTCGGCTGGGAATGGGAAGTGAATCAGGCGGGATTCGTTCCCCGTGGCACGACATGGGAGAGCGCGCCGCGCGATCGCCGGACGATGCGCAGTGAGCGGGAGGTGTTTGAGTTTGTGGGATTCCCGCTGCTCAAGCCATTTGAACGGAACAAACTCGAAAACTGGAGGGAGACGAAAGCAGCATGAAGTTCCTTTGTTCAATGTCCTTTGTCGCGGGCATCATTTTCACGGCCAAGTTTGATATCCGGTTAGGAGGCGCGGCGGTGTGCTTTCTCCTCGCATTTTCGCTGTATTCGATCTTAGTCGAAGAAGAGCGCAACGGGAGGGGCAAGTGAAAAAGCCCACGCTTGTTTCCCTGTTTGGCGGTATCGGTGGAATTGATCTGGCGTTTGAGCGCGCGGGATTTGAAACCATGGCTGTCGTGGAACTGGATGCGGATTGCCGCGCGCTTTTGAAAAGCCAGTTTCCAGAGGCGAAGATTTTACGCGATGTGCGGATTACCGGCGGCGCGCAAACCGTGATGGCGCGTGCGCTCAAGGCCCGAAAGATTGCCATCGCCGAGTATTACGAAACCCCGCCGCACAAGCGGAATCTCAAAAATTATCCCACGCCCCTGTGGGCGCTCCGCGAAGCGATTGAGCACACGCTCGGGATGTGTGATGTGCTCTCGGCCGGCTGGCCATGTCAGGATTTGAGCGTGGCGGGATTGCGCGCCGGCCTTGCTGGAAGCCGTTCCGGACTGTTTTACGAATTTACCCGAATTGCCTATGAACTTTGCCCTTCTTTCCTCGTTTGGGAGAATGTTCCCGGACTTCTCAGTTCCGACCACGGACGCGACATGCTCCGAGTGGTCGCTGAATTTCAGCGCATCCGGTATAGTGGAGGGTGGCGAACTCTTGATGCTCAATACTTCGGAGTGGCCCAGCGCCGCCGAAGGGTCATCGGTGTGTTCGCTCGCCACGATCTTGGAACCGCAGGTTGCGCCGAAGTATTATCTCTCCAAGAAGGCATGCGCGGGCATCCTGCGCCGCGCCGCGAAACGGGGAAAGCAGTTGCCGGAACATTTACGGCGCGCGCTCGAGCAGGCGGCGGCCTAGGCTCGGATTTTGAGATGGATGGCGGTTTGCAGGTGACTGGCACTCTCACTAAGAGCGCGATTTCCGGTGGCGGCCCGGGTGGGGGGGATGGGAAAGATTCGTTTCTCATTCCATCCGTAGAATGCGCGTCAGTCGCGCCGACGCTCTACGCGAAGTTCGGCCAGAAGCTTGGGCTTGAAGATCAGCGTATTGATGGCGGTGCGGGGTTGTTCATCGTGGAAAAGCCGACTGCTTTCGATACCACGCAAATCACGAGTCCGGGGAATTATTCAAACCCCAAGCCGGGTGATCCGTGTCACACGCTCAACTCCGCCGGTCATGTGCCCACCATTACGCACACGCTGCGCGCCGAGGGGCACGATGCCAGTGAGGACGGTACCAGTCGGGGCGTTCCCATCATCGCGGCCACCATGCGTTCCAATGGCGAGGCGCATTCTGGATTTGGCGAGGCAGAAGGATTGATTGCCTTCCCGCAAAACATGAGTTCCACACAATCGGCCACCGAGGAGAATCTCGCCCCGAATTTTCAGGCAAAGAATCCCACCGCCATCGCGTTCGATTTGCGAGGGAGCGAGGGAGGCGCGCAACTGGAAGGGCCGCACGATACTGCGAATCTCCGCGCTGCCGAGGGTGGAAGCAGCCGCAGTTATGTCTTCAATATCGGTGCTTTTAATAGTGAGGCGATGCTCGGCGACAATCCGGTGAGCGGTTTTCGGGAAACAGAAATTGCGCGGGTCCTACAAAGCAACGGGAACAATCCTTCATGCAATCAGGGCGGGAATGCGGTGGTAAAGCCCGCGATGGGGGTGCGCCGGCTGACTCCGCGCGAGTGCGAGCGTTTGCAGGGGTTTCCCGATGACTACACCTCGGGATTTTCCGATTCCACTCGCTATCGCATGCTCGGCAACTCGGTGTGCGTCTATAAATTCGAGTGGATTGGCCGGCGGCTGATGCGGATTGGGTTTCCTGATTTTCACCGGAAACTGACCAAAGCGGGAAAGGCCAAAAAATGAGCCATCAGATTTTACCCCCACTAAAAACCTATGAGAGGATTTCGATGCGTTCCTGTAAGTCTCAAGTATTCCGTCTTGATGGCGAATCTGACTTCATTCGAGCGCGATCTGGTGTTTTCAGCTTTGATCGGCCAGGATGACCGGCACTGCCTCCCATTCGATGCCGCGATGTTGCGTAGTGAGATTTTTCCAGCACGTCCGTTCATAGCCATCCGGGAGATAGCCACAGCGCGAGATAAGCTCGTAGCTCTCGGCGTCTTCATCCGCAAGGCGGGACAACGTAAGGAGTGGTTGGAAATTCATCCCGAATATCGGCACAGCGAGGGTCAGAATGAAACGAACTTTGGCGAAGAGCCAGAGCAGCATGAGCAAACGGAACTCCGTTTGCTCACCGATGCCTCGCGTCCGCGTGGAAAACGTGGCGCCGCAAAATTCAACCCGTCGAGAACAGAATCAGAACAGAGCAGAGCAGATGAATCGGGGCGGCGCGAAAGCGCGCCGATTCGCGAGCGAGCGCTCGGTGGGGATTCGGAATCGGCCCGGCCGGGGCGCTTTGCCAGCGATGAAGAGGCGATCAACCATCCCGCATGGCCTGATGTGTGCCTGGCGCTCGGCGGCCGGGAAATTCTGGACAATGGGAAGATGTGGGAAAAGCGCTTTCGCGAAAATCCACGGGCGATGATTGCCGCAATGCAGAGTTGGAAAACCCTTTCGCCCGAGGAGCGGGCAAAATCGAATGTCGGCCGGTATATGACGTCCGCCTTTACCGAAGAAAACCAACACCGGAGAACCGTATGAGTAATGACCAAGCGAGAATCGAAGTCGCCGCCGCGGCGATCGCCAATGCCCGTATCATGAGGCGAGGCTCACCGTCCATGAGCAATGTCCTCAAGGTATTGCCGCCGAAACTGAAAGAGGAGGTGATGGAGGATGCCGAGGCGGCGATTAGAGCCTTGGAGGAATACGATGCCGGATCCTGAGCCACCTGCACCGCACACCAAATATGAACCCGAAGTAAACGCTCATGCCCTCAGAAATCACCATTCCAGCGCAAACCCGGCGTTTATGCCGTCCATGCGAATATCACAAACTGCATTCGGCGATGCTTGGCGGCCCTGGCCACACTTGGCGGCAATACCTTTGCATGCACCCGGATTGCCATGGGGACGCGATCACGATCGAAAGGCTCAAAGAGATGAGCTTGGAGCAACGAAACAAGCATTTGCAGCTAATCGAAAGGCTTTCAGCCGATGGGCGGCTGATTGGAAAATCCGAACTCCAGCCGAGTTGGTGCCCGTTGCTTCGCGATAAGCAAAATGAGTGAACTGGATTTAATTGCCCAAATTTCACCATTTCCAGGTGGTGAATTGCCTGCGGAGGTCAGCGTGGAAATACCGGATGGATATTTTTACCGACGGAATGAGCTTGGGCAGGCGCTTTGGCTACTCCGAGAAGAGATGGCAAAGCGGGGCTACCAGATTACCGAATGGGAGGATCATAACCGGCGTGTCTATGTAGTGAGGGGGAGGTTACCCGAGGTGCACATTAAAATTTCATCGGCTTCCGCCTCTGGAAGCCATAACCTAAAGTGAATGTTTTATTGCCATACATTCTCAAAAGTGATAGATGGGGCGCACTTTTTATGTCTCCATCTGATTCGTCGAAGCGGTGGCTGAGGCATCAGGCTTACCGCGAAGCGTTTGAAATTTGGCGGGAAACCATGTCTCCCGAAGATCGTGAACTGGCGGATTCCCTCGGCATTACCGGACCGCAAGCGGAGCAATTTGGGCGGGTGGTGAGTGGCGAGCCGGAATATGATCCAGAAGCCACCGAGGCGGCTGATCCGATTGATTCCCTCGAGCCGATCCGCGTCGGCGAGGAGATGATGATTTCCGCGGCCTTTCATCAGGCGCTGGCCTGGTGTGTGGGCGGGAAAACGCTGGTGGAAATCGGCATGCGCTATCTGTGCGTGCTGAAAATCTGGAAACCGGTGTTGTTGGCAGGAATGACGCTGGAGCTCGAGGCGGAGATGCAGCGGGATTTCATTCAGAACGTGGGGTCATTCGGCGCGATGGAGGGCTTGGGACGATTGCTCGAGTGGGCGAGGCGGGCGCGGATGGTGAGTGCGGTGGGGTTGCGGATTGTGGCGATGGCTTATGTGCTCTCGCCGGGGCTGATTGGCGATATGACGCTGGAGCAGATGGGCGAGCCGGTGAAGAAGACGCGCCAGGCGGTGGATAAGCTGGTGCAGGATTTTCGCGATACGTTTGAGGGGATTCGGAGCCGTTCGATGCGGGACGATGGCAACCGGCTGATTTGCAAAAACGCCCAACATCGAAAGCGAGGGGAAAATGTCTGAACTGACGCTGAGCACGAAATTGAAGCAACTGACGGCCGAAGCGCGGGGCTTGCTGGCGGAGCTCGATTCGATGGGGATTGATATCGAGGACCGGCTCGCCAGGGCGCTGGAAAAGGCATGGCTCTTCGGGAAAGTGATGGTGGCGGTGAAAAACGAGGTGGGGCATGGGAACTGGCTCATCTGGGTGGCGGCGAATGTGAAACAGCTTTCGGAGCGTCAAGTGCGGCGCTATCTCGATCTCGCGCTGGAGAATCCCACGGCGAAGACGGTGGACGATCTCTCACCGGACAGCGTGCGGAAGTTTCGCTATGGGTTCGTGCCCGAGAAGGAGCGGCCGGAGCTTGAGGGCGATGCGACGTTGCCGCCGGCGAACCATCACCTCTCGCTGCTCAACGACTGGAAGCGGCTGCAACGTAGGCAGACCATCGGACAGCTACGGATTGATGAGGAGGAGGCGCGGAAAGACCTCAAACCACTCTTCGAATGGATGTGCGGGCTCTATGGTATCAGTTTTGAGGAGGCGGCGGGGTAGGGGCTCTCACCCTTGCGAGGGCAGGCCGGGTTTCTCAAAGATGAGATACCCCCAGGTAGGGAGTCTCCTACGGCCAGGCCGGGGCGGTGCGGTTCTAACGACCTATTGCGTTGTCGCACGCGGCACTCCCCAAAAGGAATTGATACCCTGATACTTTGACACCCTCGCGGCCATATGAGCCGCGAAAAGAGCCGCCCCGATTCCAGAGAAAAATCCGCACCGCCCGAGCGTAGGTATCAACACACCCAAAAGCATTACGCTGATACCTTCGGCAAGTCGCTTGCGACCATCAAACGATGGTGGGCCAAGGGAATGCCCCTCGATGATCCCGACGCCATGGGCGAATACCTCTCGCCTCGAGGCCGAAAGGCCGAGGAGGATTTCGAGAGCCCATCCATCACCACGCCGCCGGATCCCGAGGAGGGCGATGATCTCCCCATTGCCCTGGACGAAAGCTTTTTCAAAGGCTCGGGTGCCCTCGCCGCGATCGAACGTCTCAACAAAGCCGAGCGCGAGCGCGCCGCCGCGTATTTCGACGCCATCCGTAAAAAGCTTCCCGCCCAACTTCTCGCCAATCGGTTTAAGGAATGGATTGGCATCATCGAAGCGCTCCGAAAGCTGGCCAAAGACGAGCCGGAAATTCGGAAGTCGAACGATCTCACCATTGATAAAACCGAGGTCGAGGCCGGGCTCTCCCATCTCCTGAACGGTTTCCGCCAGGCGGCCCGCAATCTCCCCACGCGCGCCGCCGGCAAACTCCGCGGCCTCACCGAGCATCATGAAATCGTGGACGTGCTCGAGCGCGAGGTGGATGTGCTATTGCGCGCGCTGGAAACCTTCACCATCGAAGAGGCGGCGAAAGCCGAGGCCGAAGCGGCATGAGGAAATTTTTGAAGGTCGCCGCCGCGGTCACCGTCTTCGCGCTCCGCGTGCCTGAAAAAATGCGCCGGTGCAAGTGGATGAGTCTCCACGTGGAAATCCCCTCGGTCACCGGCGCCCTCGAGCCCGGCCCGCTGGACACTTCCCGCTTTGCCCCTGTCGAAGGTCTGCACGATCTCCTCAATCAGCGGCACTGCCATTTCTTCACCCTGGCCAAATCCGCCCGCGTCGGCGGCACACTCTTCGCCGTCTGCACCATCCTTTACGAGATTGAGAACGACCCGGGCCCCATCCTGTGGGTGGACCCGTCGCGCAGTTCCGCGCGCCAGTTCTTCCGCCGGGAGCTCGAGCCGTTCCTCCTCGCCTGCAAGCCGATCGCCCAGCAGGCGCTCCGCGACAAAGAGCACTGGACCGCCTCGCAGTTATTTTTCCGGGGCGGCTCCTTCATCCGCATCGCCGGCGCCGGGTCGCCCAACGAGCTCGCCGGGTTCCAGGCGCGCGTGATCGTCATCAACGAAGGCGATAAAGTTCACCACACCACGAAGGGCGAAGCGCCCGCCCACGAGCTCGCCATTGTCCGCTCCAAGCAGTTTCGGGAAACGCGAAAGATCATCGAAAATTCCACCCCCACCGATGAGCACGGCCCCACCTGGCAGCGCTTCAAGAAGGGGAGCCAGCATCATTGCTACGTGCCGTGCCCGCACTGCACCGCCAAGCGCTCGAAGAAGTTCCGCCGCAATAAACCGTTCTCGCCGCCGGCCGATCCCGCGCCCGGCCGGTCACCCCTCAGTTACGATCCGCGTCTGGCCGGATGGCAGCGCTTCACGTTCTCGCCCGAGGAGGCGGAAGTGCCCTTCGATGAAAATCTGAACGATCTCCCGCGGGGCAAACTCCGCATGGAAAAAACGGGCGGCTTTATCTTCGAGCATTGCCGCATCGTGGAGACGCGCGAGGTCGAGCCGGGTAAATTCGAGCCGGTGCCGGTGGGATGGGATTTCGAGGAGATGCTCCGCGAGACGAAATATAAATGCCAGCACTGCGGTAAGCTCATTTCCCATTCGTCCCTCAACTGGATGATTGCCCGGTATTGGTTCAAGGCGCACAACCCGAAGGCGCCCAAGGATCACATCAGCGCCCATCTGTGGGCCGCCTATTCCCCGTGGGAAGTGTGGGGAGAAATCGCGAAAAAGTTCGTGCTCGCCGGCACGAATCCCGGCGCCCTCCACGACGTTTACAACAACGATTTCGGCAAGCCGTTCAGCCTAGCCCCGACCGAGGTGGATGAGAACGATATCACGAAGCTCCAGAATGCCTCACCGCATTACATGCGCGGCATGATCCCGCTCGCGCCGGTGCTGCTCACTATGACCGTGGACGTTCAGGAGCAGACGGGCGATAACCCTTTCTGGTGGGAAGTGTGGGCGTGGGGCATCCATTGGGATTTGCCCGGCTGGCCTACCTGGTGCGCGCTGGTGGACTACGGGAGCGCTGTCTCCTGGAGCGAGCTCGAGGAAATCGCCGGTATCTCTCCGCTCGCCAAGCGGCTGCCCACGGATCCGGACCGCTTCCACGAATACAAATGGCGCAATCTTGAGAGGAATGAAATCGAGGCGCACCGAATTTTTGCCGGGCTGGTGGACTCAGGCGACCAAGCGCAGAGCGATGCGAACGTGTATGATTTCGTGCGCCGCAACGGCCACATTTTCAGCCCGTCGAAAGGCGGCGGCCGGAATCAGCTTTTCGGTCAGACCATCCGCACCTCGATTTTGGAGAAGGGCACTCCGAACGAATTGAACCTGGTCTGGTATCGCTCCGATTATTTTGCCCAACGGGTTTACCGCCACGCGATCAAAGATCGCAAATTGCTCCGCTACCTCCCGCGCAATCTCGATGCGGATTTCATCGCCCAGGTCACCGATGAGCGCACCGTTTGGGAACACGGCCGGCTGATTTGGAAGGCGATGAAAAAGAATAACCACCTCGGCGATTGCTGGAAAATGAATGAGGTGCTCGAGGGCACCGTGGAGGAAGCGCTCGATGCGCTGCGCGTGGAACGGATGGAAGCCGAGGCCGCTGCCGAATTGCAGGCGGAAAAGAGTAGCGCGGCTTGAGCGTTGACTCCACGGTAACGATGTTCTGACACCACGACGGCCACCGCGCTCTCACGAGCCTCCGGTGGCCGTTCGTTTATCGGGATTCGGCGACGATCGTGAAATGGAACTTTTCCGGGGCGTGATCATGATCCCACTGCGCCATTCTGGTGACTCGCTTGGTGGAAACAGTGATGATCTCATCATTCACCGCCGGGCCGTGGGTATTTTCGAAAGAATCGGTGACATGATCTTCGCAAACCATCGCAAGATCAGCATTCTTGTCTTTCTCCCATAGGCTATAAGGCGGCTCGATCAGCACCGCGACCTCTTTTAATACATGAGCGCCAAGTTTCGATTTGGTAACCGTTATCAGATATTTCGGAGGTTCGTTTTCCATCATTTTACCTCATCAAGCCCCCACCACATGCTTTCCGAGTAAAGCACCGTAATGACTCCGAATTTCTTCCCAGTTCGATTAGCCGCTTTTCTAGCCATATCTAAGACCTGCTTCAAAGTGAGGTCTATTTCTATCCGATATTCGGCGGTGGGTAGATGATAAGTTTCATCCGCGCTCGATATGGTTCTAGAGAATCCTTCTTCCTCCATGTATTTATGAAGTTCATCATACGAAGGACGCAAAGCATCGTGTAATTCAATCCGGGTGAGAAATCTTGCCATATGAAAAGCCTTTGTTTGAAACGAGGTTATACAACTGGTGGCTGACTGTCCAGTACAAACACCCCGTTGACTCCCGCCCTTCGGCGTGAATTCCGCCTTTGTCGAAGCGCTCGCCGATGCCCAAACCGATGGGCTCATTGATTTGAGCGCGCTCCGCCTTAAATGCGTCACCGCCATTGCCGGCGGCGATGGCACCGTGTCTTTCGTCATGCGCGCCGGGCTCAATGGGAAAATGGCTGAGCAGGAATGCCGCATGGATACCACCGAGCTCCTTACCGCGGTCAACGCCGCGCTCGCCCAGGCCAACGGCACCGCGGTCGGCATCACCTACGCGGATTTTTCTGATCTCGGCCGCCCATGAGTATCTTTTCCAAAGTTCGTTCAGCGGTCGCCGGCGGCATGCTGGGTTTTCGCGCCGCTTTCTCTGGCTGGTCATTTTCCGATGCCACCTCTTTCGGACCGGACCGCTCGGCCTCATCCCTCATGTGGCTCATGTCGGGCGATACCCGGCAGTATGTGGATTCATGGTCGCGTCAGATCATTCTCCGCAAGGTCGAATGGCTCTTTCAAAATTTCGGCGTGGTCAAAGAGGCCACCCGCGGGATTGCCCGGCTCACCGTAGGCAAAGGGATTTGCCTGCAACTCAATACCGATGATGAGGAGTGGAACGCCCTCGCCGAGGCGGATTTCGAAAAATGGGCGCTCTCCCCCAGCCGATGCGACATTTCCGGCCGGCGCAACTTCTACGAAATCCAGACGCATGCCGTCGTGCAGCGCATCAAGGCCGGTGAATTCCTCGCCGCATTCGTTCGAAATCCCCGCTGGGATGGCGAGCCTTGCTTGCAGCTTTATGACCCGCTCGAAATCGAATCGCCCGGGAACATGACCGATGCGGATAACGTGGTGGACGGCGTGCAGATGGATGCAAACCACTGCCCCACCTTTTACCACCTCCGCGGCCTGGACGGGAAATTCACCGCCATTCCCGCCTCGGAAATGATCCACTGGTATTTTGCCGATGCCACCAATCAGGTGCGCGGGGTCAGTGAATTCGCCCAGGCGGTCGCGCCGTTGCAGGATGCGAAAGAACTGGCGCGAATTGTCACCAAGACCGCCAAGCAAAATTCCGCCATCGGGCTGCACATTAAGCGGATGGTGAAAGCCGGCGGCCAGGGCGCGATTGATAAGATTCGCACCCTCACTCAGCGCGCGAACGTGCAGGCGGGAAATCAGCCCGGTTCCAATAAAACCGCGCCGAACACGGATCCTGATCCCGCTTATGAGCGGCTCGTGGGCGGCGGTGCCATTATCTATACCGATGACCAGGGCGAAGTGAAGTTTTTAGAGCCGAAATCGCCTTCACCGAATGTCGAGCCTTTCATTACCAAGGTGCTCATGCGCGACGGTCTTTCCTCCAGTGGCGCGCCGGCGGAACTGTTTTGGGATTGCGCCAATCTCAACAGCGCCAATCAACGCTTTGTGCTGGTGAAGGGAGATGCCTTGTTTACTTCGCTCGCCGATGGGGCGATGAACCGTCTCTGCGACCCGGCCGCCGTGCGTTATTTGCAGCATCGGATGGATATCGGGAAACTCCGCAAACCGCGCGTGAAGGTGCAGCCGATCGCCGGGCCCTCCAAGCCCACGCTCCCGGATTCCGACGATGCACCCGATGATGCCGATGCGATGGGCGTTCCTGACGACGCCACGCAATGGAAGGACGATGAGGATGGGATTTGGATGCAGCATCTAACCTGGCAGGGCCCGGCCCGTCTCTCGATTGATAACGGCCGCGATGCCGCCGCCGAAATCAGCCAGCTCAACAGCGGGATTGAGACGCTCAGCACGATCAACGATCGCCGCGGCCGGGGCTGGCGTCAGATGACCCGCCAATGGTTCCGCGAATTCGCCTTTGCCTATCGGTGCGCCGCCGAGGCCCAAGTGCCGTGGGCGCTCAAGTTTTGGCGCGCTGCCGTGCCGGGCTCCAACACCGCCGCGCCCGAGGCTCCCGATCCCGAACAGAAGCCCGAGCCGGAACCGGCTCCTACTCCCGCACAGTCATGAGATACGATCGCCTTTTCACCAAACTCTTTTGCACCCCACTTCTCCTCGAGGCGGGCGTGCGCACCGGTTTTGAGCGCGTGCTCCTGGCTTTCATGAATGGGCAGCCTTCACCGCTGCCCAAGCTCGCTGAGGATCATCCGCAATTTTTCGCAAAAAAGCAGGATCAAGTGCGCGCCGATCGCTACACGGACAACATTATGGAAGTGAATGGCGATACCGCCATCATCCACATTGATGGTGCGATTGATCGAAACCTGTCCGCGTGGGACCGTCTCTGCTTCGATGCCTGTGATTTGAACGATGTGAACAACGCGCTTTCCCGCGTAGAGAGCGATGGGAGCATCAAGAATCTGTTGCTCGCCATCAACTCGCCAGGTGGGGGCGTATCTGGCGTCCCTGAAACCGCCGCGCGCATCCAGGCGCTGAGCTCGAAGAAAAACACCAAGGCGCTCATTGATGGCATGGGCTGCTCTGCCGCCGCCTGGCTGGCCAACGGGTGCACCGAAGTTTTCGCCACTCCCTCGAGCATGTGCGGAAGCATCGGCGTCTATCTCGCGCTCTTGGATCAATCGCGCTACCTCGAGAACATGGGAATCCACGTTGAGACGGTGAAAGATGGCGCGCTGAAGGCCGCCGGCGCGAGTTGGAAACCGCTCACGGATGATGAGCGCAGCCACTTCCAGAATCAGGTCAATCAAATCGGTGCCATGTTCCGCTCGGCCATGACCGCGAATCGGGATATCTCCCCAGATGCCATGCAGGGGCAGAGTTTTTTCGGACAGTCCGCGCTTGATGAGGGCATTGTGGATGCCCTCTTGCCCGATCTCAGCACCGCGCTGAAACAGTTCTAAAATCAAAGCGCGGGAGGCTTTTCAGCACTCCCGCGCTTATCCGGACTCCCCGGCTTCCGCCGGATCACGTCGCCCGAAAAATGGCGCCCATTCCAATTCCGAACTCGTAGTAGGCGTCCCTCTTTCTCATTCGGAATCTGGAGACACGATGAGGGCAAAGCTCGCTGTCGCGGGTGGACCTAGAACTGAGGAGCTACCTCAAACCAAGTCGCCGCCATTGGTCTCTCTTTGCCCGAACTATTCCACGGCTCACCGCTTTTTCAATCCACAACCTCCACCCGTTGACACGCCCGAATTGGAGAACCGCCGTAATCGGCCTCTCCAATTCCCATGACGCAAAAAGAAGAACTCGAAGCCGCGCAAGCCAAGGTGAAAGACCTGGAAACGCAGCTCTCCACCGCGAAAGGCGAAGCCTCCGCGAACGAAACCAAAGCGAATGGCTTCAAGGCTCAGTTCGATGCCGAGGTGACCGCGCACAGCGCCACCAAGTCCAAGCTCGATGGGGAGGAAAAGGCCCACGGCGAAACCAAGCAGAAACTTTCCGCCGCCGAAAAGGATCGCGATGAGGCCAAGTCGAAGGCTCAGACCGCGCACGATGCGGCCAAGGAAAACCTTGCCTTCAAGGGCATCGGCCCCGCCGCCAAGGAAAATCCCGCCGCGCTCGCCGAGGGCCAGAAGGATGGCGAAGCCGTGCTCGCCGAATACGAGCAGCTCATGAAGGCCGGGGACGCCAAGGGCGCCGCCGAATACTTCGCGAAAAACGAGAAGGCGCTCAACGCCCATCTCACCGCGCTCGATACCAAGCGCCGTCAGGGCTGAACCCCATAGATCACACCCAACCCAAGCTCATTTCTCACCTCTGATCTATGTCTCTTAATGCCGCCTCACAATTAAAGCTGGATATCGTTTTGCGCCAGAGCATGCGCGCACTCAAGCGCCGTCTCTCGCCCGTCCTCGCACTCTCCACGGTGTTCCGCGATCAGATGCTTTCGGAAACGAACACCATCCAGGTTCCTTTCTACCCGCTCGAATCCAGCACCTCGAAGGATTTCGACGGCTCGTATGATTTCGGCACCGGTGACGGCAACGTGAATACGAAGCCGGTTACGGTGAACAAGCGCAAGTATCAGACCTTGCAGATGACCTCCAAGGAAATCGCCCGTAATACGGTAGTGGACCTCGGGATGATTTTGCAGATGAAGGTGGAGAAGCTCGCCGAGGATGTCCTTACCGACATTTTCAGCGAGGTCACCGCCGCGAATTACGGTGCGCCGATTCTCACCACCGCCGCCAGTGCGTTCGACCGCTTCGATGTAGCCGACATCCGCACTGCGGTCAAAGAGGCGATGTGGCCGAATACCGGTCGCTCCCTGTTGCTGGAAAGCACTTACGAGGGTGCGCTGGTGAAGGATCAGATGACCGTTTATTCATCGGGCACCGATGCAGCCTTGCGCGAGGGTTCGGTGGGCCGCGTGGCCGGATTCGATATTTATGATCATCCGGGCATGCCGACGAACGGTGAAAACCTCGTTGGCGCCGCGATTCTTCCCTACGCGCTCCTGACTGCCTTCGCGCCGATCGAACCCGCCGAAGAGGTGCTACACAACATGAGCGCCTATCGCAAATATACCGATCCCGATGGCACCGGCCTCACCCTCGAGTATCGCGCCTATGGCGACCCGGGCAGCGATACGGTGAACCGCATCATCGAGGTCAACTACGGTTACGCCTTAGGCGACACCGCCCAGCTCAAGCGCATCACCAGCCCCTAATCCACTTTTTTCATGCGCCTCGCCATCACGCTCGCCCGCAAACACGACGCCACCGCTTTTGAGTTGGTGCAGGGAACCGATGTTTCCATTCGTGACCATGCCAGCGGATTTAAGGAAATCCGCCGGCAGGGCAAAACCCATCCCGACTATGCCGAGGTGCAGGTGTGGGTTTCCGATCTTGGTGCCGTGTCCCGGGCGAAGTTCGTGAAGCCGGAATCCGAAAAACCCGCGCCTACTCCGGCGCCGAAAAAGTCTTCCAAGAAAGCGCCGGCGAAAGCGGGCAAAAAATCCGCGGCTGATCCCGCGCCGGAAACCGCTCCTGAAACGGTGGCGGATGCCGAGCCGGATCCTGAAACGCCGGTCGCCGAATCCGATCAAAATCATGAGTAAGCCCACTGCCCGCCCCACTGATAATGGTTATCTCGTAGGTCTGTCCGCCGCTGAACAGGTGGGATTCCACGGGGTAACTCCCACCGCCCAGCGTTCCGGCGCTGCGCAAGCCGCGGTGGCCGCCACCGCTTCCACCAATGTTTCGCCCTACGGTTTCAGCCAGGCTCAAGCGGATGGAATCGTGACGCTGCTCAACGAAATCCGCGCCGCCCTCGTGGCCAAGGGCATCATCAAAGGCTCGGCCTAAAAATTTCCCGGTTGGTTTGGTCATAGGTGCGCGGGCTCGTTACGGGCCCGCGCATTTTTCCAATGCCACCACTTCCGCTAGATCACCATGGAACTCGACAAACAAATTTCGCTCATTGAGGAAGGCTGCCGCCTCAAGGCTCAAATCGAATCCGATTCCGCCCGGCTCAAGGAAATCGGGGAAATGCTCCTTGAGGTGCTCCCGGCCGGCCCGCATCATGGCGAGAGCAATAGCATGCTCATCGTCGAACCTTCGCCCGCGGTGAAACCCGGCGAGAAGGATATCGAGCCGGTGCGCCTGGTGCTTGAGGATGATGACGTTTTCAAAAAGCTCTTCGATCGTGTGGTGAGTTACAAGCCGGTGAAAGGATTCCGGGACAAGCTCGCCGTGCTGGTGGACAAGCGGAAACAAAAGCGCATTCTCGCGCTGGTGGAAAAACCCACCCCGAAATACATCAAGTGGGGGTAATTCATGCCCACCGCGCTCGATCTCCTCACCCGCGCCGCGAATCTCATTGCGGACAAGTTCGGCGCTACCGTCTTTGTCCTGGAAGGCATCGGGACCATTCAGAAAGGGAATTGGAACGAACTCGGACGCACCGAGGTCGCCGAGATCAACGGGAAACGCGTCACTTTCCATACGCTGGTGGAATTCCAGCGCTCTGAATTTCCTGCGATCACGGATTCCCAATGGCTTGCCCTGCCCGGGAGACTGGTCACCCGCTCCGATAACGGGCTCATTCTCCGCGTCATGGGCGAGGTGCAGCTCGACGCCCTCACGGTGCGCCTAGCACTCGACTCGAAAAACAAATGAACGCCGCCGATTCCGCTCTCGCTTTTGCCACCGCACTCGTGCAATTGGACGCGCTCGCCGGCTGTCACATCTACGCCCATGATACCGAGGTGATGGACCCGGGCATTACCCAGCTTTCCGGGGAAATCCTCCTCCCGTGCGTCTGCATCCGCGTCACGTTCGATAATGGCCTCGCCGGATCGTCGGCCATCGGGAAAGCCAAGGTCGAAATCGATGTGGAGAGTCAGAGCGACGACGAAACGATTGCGACCCACACCGCCCGGGAAACTGCGGTGCGCACGTGCCTGGCCGATGTTGCCGCGCTCAATGCCGCCTTCGCGGCGATTGGCACCGTCTCACTGAAAGGCCGTCCCGCCTCGATGGCGCTCGATCCGGGCATGGAATCCCGCGCCTTCAAAACCCTCCTCAATTTTACCGCCGGAATCGAGGCTCTCTAGCCCTGGCAAATCGGACAGTACTGTCCGATTTGAACCGTCTCCGTTGACACCCCGCGCGTTCTGAAATGAGCCCCGTCGCCGAAAACGCCAAAACCGAACTTCAGAAGCTGAATCAAGAGGAGACGATGCTCACCAGCCGGATCGCGAACGATCAGGCCCGGCTCACCGTCATCGCCGCGTCCAAATCGCCCCTTGAAAAAATCATCGCCGACGAAGTGGCCGCGACGCCTTCCGCCTCCACGGCGGCGACCGCCCAGGCGCACACCTAACCCCGTTTTTCCCATGCCCGCTACTGACGTTAAATTTGGCATCACCCGCAGCGAAGGAACGCTCATCGAAACCCTCGACACGACCGATGGCGTCGAGGTCAAGGCGCTGAAAGGCTCCAATGGTGACGTCGCACGCGTGCATACCTTCAACCCGACCACGAAATTTTCGGTCAAGGGCCACGGCACGCTCGACATTGTGCCCGGCGTCGGTTCGTCCGAGATCACCGATGTGACCGGCGGCGTGACCGTCATCGAAGAGGTGAAGAAATCGGAAAAGAACGAGGATTTCGACGACTGGGAATACACCGGCACGAACTATCCGAACGCCGAATCCGTCAGCTAATCTTTCCGGCGCTCCGCGCCTTTCCTGAAAATCACCCATGAAAAAAGGCGACCGCATTTATTCCCTCCAGGCGCTCACGGACGATCCGCTGGCGACGCGAAACACCATCATGTTTGCCGCTCTGGTCACGCTCGGCATCCCCGCCGAGCCTTCGCTCTGCGGCGAATACCGCGAACTGGTCAAGGGCGTCCAGCGCTCCACCACCGTCTGGCGGCTCCGCGAGCATTCGCTCTGCGGACGGTACAAAACCGCCGAGATGATTAAGAAGTGGAAGGATCCGGAGTTTGTCACCCGGGAGCCCGAGCATCCGCTCGCCTATATCAAGACCGCTTTCGAAAACCACACCCGGGCCGTGGAATTCATCAAGGAACAGGGGCCCATCGCCATGATCCGCCGCGGGAAGAAGATCGCGCTCATCTCCCGCCATACCGACCCCGAAAACAAGGCGCGCATTCTGGAGAAGCTGAATCAATGAGCCCGCAAGACGTTGCCCTGACGGCCGATCAACTCCTGGAGCGCGAGAGCGCCGCCACCCGGGCTTTCCTCGCGCCGGAAACGTTCCAGTTCGCCGGCGTGAACCTCCGCCCGACCACCCTTGCCACCTTTACCATGTTGCAGGAAACGGGAAACGAATATCTGCACCCGGCCGGACCGCTGGTGGAAATCCCCGATCCCGCGCCGGAGGCGAAACCCGGGGCGGTGAAAAAGGTGCGCACGATCAAAAACGATCTCTTTGCCGCGCTCGCCTTTGCCTACATCCACGGGGAGGATGAAAACACAGTCCGCCGCGCCATCTGGAATCCGGTGTTTTTCCGGGAAGAGGTGTTGCGGTGGGGCAATCAGTTCGATCTTTCTGATCTCCCTGCGCTGGTGGGCGAGATTCGCCAGCGGCTCGCCCTGGTCAAT